GCCTTGCCGGGGTCCATAACCCCACTACCGTCTCGCTGGAATGCCTTGAGAGGATAGGGATTAAAGAACTTGACGGGGCCACTGCCAAGTCCAAATACTTCACAAAACGTGAAGCCCTTGGTCCCGAAGAATGTCTTCCTCTCATGCAAACCAGAACCAACACGCCGGACACGGTCGGCGTATTGGTTGATCATGACCGGCTTGCAACACGAGAATACGTCATCTCCGCAGATGAACGTTTTCTCACCCAAGGGGTTGCAAGCCCAGCCGTTAATCAAGGACAAGATTGTGAAACTCAATGGAGTGCCCATCAAGATACCACGTGTCATGGGTACGTAAACCACAACACCCGTCTTTGTTTTCACGGTCTGGAAAGAAGTCATGATCTCTCCCCTACGTGCCACTGGAAAGTCAACCAGACGGTACTTCACATAATGCCTAACGTCACCAACGCCAAGGGAGTCGGCAGCGATACGTCGCCAGTCTTCGCCAAGACCAGCTCGGGCCATGCCGCGGAGCACGGCATGAACAGCATTGTGGAAGAAACCGTCGGTTGCTTTGGTGAGGTCTGCCGAGAGGAAGCCTTCACCATTTGCCAGTGCGAGATTTTGTCCCATCAGGCTCTTCACCTTCAAATCGTCGGAAACCGACTCAATGAAGGGTCTAACACGTCGGTCACCCTTCAAAACCGACGGCCACACCTTTTGGCGACAAAGATCTCCCAAGGTAAACACGCCAGGGGGAGGGACGGTAATGATCCGTGCCTTAGAGCCTTGCTCTGCAATGACGGTCGCCACGTGGGTAGGACCCACAGGCGCCCCTTCGTCCAAGTCACCAGGTTGGGTGGCAAGGTTCGCAATGGTTTCCAAGCAACCAAATGCTTGAGCGACCTTGGCGTACTCCACCGACCTGTTTTGAGACCAAACCGTCAAAACTCTTTCCTCCTCTACAGGATCGAAAGGGTCATAGTCGGGGAACTGGTCATCAAAGGACTTCAACGCCGTCAATGCAGTGTAAGCCCGTCCGAAAAGGTGGTCCGTGGCCGGACCGCGCGGTACGATCGACCTGAGTCGATCAAACCAGGCTTTGAGATCCTCCCAAACCGGCTCAGCCTCCTTGTCCGAGGACAAGGGCCAGCCGAAGTGGTTGGAACTCAACTCCTGCAGGTAACCATCGTACCCGCCTCGCGAACCCGGCCCACCACGAACGGCATTCTTACTCGAAGGCACAGATCTACACTTACGTTTGGGCAATTTCCCTCTCTTGAGGACGGTAAAGGCGTGATGCTCCAACTGACGACAGGACTCGTCATCAGTCACGCCACCCGAAGAGAGGGTAACAGCATGGTTGTACATCGCCTTCATGGCAAGGGAACGCGAAGGTTTTGGAAGAGCACGTGCACACCTTGTGAAGGCAAGTGCGCGACGAGGCTCAACCTTCGCAATTCCCCGGAGCCAGTCTTGAAGACGAACTGGAACTTCCTCAACGTATTCAACTTTGCGGTTCGTGAGTGCAACGTCACGAATGGTAACTGTCAAGGCCTTCACCTTGTCAGATATCCAGTCAACTCCGCGAGGACCAGAGTGGGACAACCACTTCCGGAAGATCCAACAACCATATTGCTGCCCAATACCACTAGCCACGAAACCAGACCACACCGCCTGCCAAGCAGACGTGTGATCGTCAACAACACGCCGATGGGACTTCCCACTGCTACGCTTTTCAGCGGGGCAGCCGGAGGGACCTACTACACGGCCAAGAAGAAGTGACGGAAGTCGCTTCTTGATGATCCTATCGTAGG